AGCAGCCTCTCAACAAGACCTGAGGGCTGCTCTTAAGAACTATAGACTTGACCTTTAGTCGTCATCCTTATGAACTTCAGCAAGATTACTAATACCTTTCCAAATAGATGCAAACACAGCGGCTGCTTACTAGACCTAGATGCAAAATACCAACCTACAGCTGTCGCAGTTAATCCAGCTGAACCTAAAATATCAAGAACCCATCCCATAATTAATCCTCTATCAATTCAATGTGCGGGTAATCCCATCCATATGGAATGCCATTTCTAAGTTTAGGTTTAGAAGACTTCCAAAGTCCTCCCCATTTAATTCTATATCCAAGAATAGAAGCTGCTTGAAAATAAGCACAAGCTACCATAGCTAAATGTTCTTGTTGCCAACTAGCTTTTCCATTAACAAATGCATAGAAATCTAATGCTTTCCTGATTGGTGATTGCTTATTTTATTCATGCCGTCACATTGTGATTTACCATCAACAAACAATTCAAATTGCCTATCAGAAGAACGTAAACCAGCATCAACTGGATGACCGTAGTCAGCCAATGTTAGTGTGATAGCTAAGTCATCAATTTCAATTAAGCGAGGGTCAACCTCTTCACGTCTTTGTTTTGATTTACTAGATAAGTTAAACATATGTTAAACCTCAAATATTCCGTAAAACCAGATATTCCCTTTGTCAAAATCTAACGTATCCGAACCGCCCGTCCCATCTAGCAGGACGCCCCCGTCGAATTGTTTATTAAATTGTAAAGATAACTCGTCGATACCACCCGCTACGTATATCGCACCGGCCGGCGTAACGAAGTTTATTACGGTAACAGTGTCCGACTGACTTTTTATTACGGCCGTGTAAGGTGCTATGGCCCCTCCGTTGCTATGTCCCGTAAGATTTAAATTAGTCCCGAAAATAGGCTGGTGTGTCACTGTTAAGTTACCACTCGCATAGACTGCGCTGGTAATGTTAACATTAAAATCACTGGTGCCGCCCTGGCCTGCGCCGTACGTTATACCCATAGCTGAGCCTGTCCACCTAATATGTGCGGATAACGTCTGGTTAATACTGGCTTTTAAGTTAGTTAACCCGAGACCGACTGAACCACCTACTATCATACCTGCACCGTTGGCGAAGTCTTCGTCGGGGCCTGAAATGAAACTAAGAACACGGCTATATGTTTTTAGATATGGGATAGTGAGTTCTGAACCACTAGCTATCGCTGGAGTAGAATCGTCGACGCCTATGGGTTCGTGGTTACTATCCTTAATCCAGTCCCACTGTGCGGGCGTGACTGAATTTTGTCGAAGCGTACCCGCTACTATTTCGATACGTTTACCGCGTAATTCAGGAATGAAAGGGTATCCGTGAATTACTCCGAATTCCTGTATCTTGGCATTTAGTTCTTCTGTTGTAGCTCCGGAAAAAGCGTCTGCTCTATCAAAACTACACGTCGTACCAGAAGCTAAAGTAGGAGCACCACTAAATAGATATATCTCACCCTTATTACTAGGGAAATATATATGTTTTGAGAATTGGGATAACTCCTCTGTCGCTACCTTAACGTCTGATACGCCTGTGCTGTCCGCTCCGAAATGTAAAATATCCACAACCGACCCTGTATATACAAACTCAACACCATTCTTATCATAAATAACACCTATAGTTCGATCAGCTGTTCCGGCGGAACCACCGATAACATTCCCAGTGGTAACCCAAACAGCACCAGCGCCTCCATCCGATATAGTTGCATATCCACTTGCTAATATTATTGATACATTAGCTAAGTCTTCAACAAACACTGATTGCGTTCTATCAATGTTATATAGTGAAGTTATCTTTCTCCATGTTCCTGTCGTGTCCCCAATTGGATTTTTTAATGAAGAACCTGGACCGTTAGTAGCGAGACCCAGATATAATAATCCGTCAGTACCCTTTACTATACCTCCTGATTCATAGTCGGTATTAGTGTCATATACGTTAACCCCTTGCTCGTTATTATAAGCTAAACCTTGACTAAACCATTTCTGTAAGAAGTTGAAGTGTTCAAAGGGAGGTACTTCAGCTTGCCAACCTGAATTGACTTTTCCTGGTGTTGTTGTGTCTGGATCTACCACGTTCCCTGAAGGAGCACCGTTAGCCCAAATACGAGTTAAATCTGGTTTTTGAGTTGCCATTGTTTATTCTCCGTTAGAATATTAAATTCCCGAGCTTACCGCCCTGACTAGGATTACTTACAGACCCAAGTCCGAGGCTATTCGGTATACCTTGGAACCCGAAGAAATTATTACTATCGAATTCTGTAACATAACTAGCTTGAACACCAGCTGTTTTTGGAACTATATCGGTATCTAAAAGTATAGACTTTTCGTTAAAGCTAAGTTTTCTACCAATATTAATTTCATATCTTGTATCCCCATCTACAAATAATACTAATGGAGAATTGAATATGTATCTTATTTGGGATATTATATCTTCAGGTGTAGATGATGTTCTGTTTCTAGATATACGGGCTTTTATGAATACTCTATATTCGTCATCGATTAGTTGTCTTATACCCGTAGTTACTTCATCTACAAACTTAAATCTACCCCCTAAACAATTATCTATTACCGAACCGAATGATTGAGCTTGAGGGTTATCTGCAAATCCGAAATAATCAAATATTTCAGCATCTATAAATTCTCTAGATTGACCAACTATAGATCCGATTATGTCTAGATTAACCCCTTGAGCTGTGTCTATCCATCTGTTGTTTAATATTTCAGATAAAACTTCTTCCAATGTATTAGCTTCTATTAATAGAGCTTTTATGTAATTTATTAAATTGGTAGAATTTTTAAATTGAGTGGCTAATCTAGACTCAGCAAGAGTTAAATGATTTATACTCATGTAATCACCGTAATGTTATCTATTAAAAAATTAGAAACATCGGCAGGATTTATAGTTAAGTTGGAAGTTCCTACTGGAGAAACTGCGAATCCTATTCTTAAATCTGTAATTTCGTGACCTTGGATAGAATTTATAGGAGTATATAATCTGCTATAAATTACGTCGTCTCCTAGTGAAAATCCTCTATTTTGAACTAACCGGCCATTGGCGTAATCTACTATAGCTTGTTTTATGTATTCATCGCCATTGGCAGGATAATCGCTATAAGTAGTTAAAGTGACCACTACATATATAGTTACTGTAGTGGGTCTAGAAAAAGATATATCGTGAGATATACCTTGGCTGTCTAAAATAGAAACAGTAGTTGAGCCGAAAGAACTTATTCCCGCTGGCTTATTTAACCATATACTATTGGCTATTTCTGTATTGTCTCCTCCTACAGCAATTACTTGAAAAGAATGAGCAGGTAGTCCATCTCCGTTAGTTGAGTTGGTATCGTTTTCTAGAACTACAGTTTGAGCCACTCCTTCCAAGTTAGCTACTGATGCAAATATAGCGTCTATAATTGATTGCGCATCTCTAGCTACTGATCTTTCCCTTCTGGATCTAAGTTCCACATCTGTTTCTTCGTCAGAACCTACCATTGCGTCTGAAGAATTAGTACTGGTCGTCCATCCTGTAATAGGAGTTTCAATAACAGTTAATGTCCCTGCTAACGCTTGTATCTTACCTGTCTCAATAGCGGTAGCGAATACAGAACCATTACCGGCTCCGTCAAGAGTGATAGCGGTATCTGTAGAAAATTGATCGTTAGTATCATTAGTACTAATTAAACTGTTTACGGGTATGACTGCCCCTGCTGTTCCTGTCAATGTTACTTGAACAGTAGAACTTGTGGCGGGTAATCGAGTTATACCATTTAGTTGGACTAAATTAGAAAGAGTGGTTCCGGTTGAAGCGGAAGGGTTAAATGCGTTATATGCTTCTTCGGCCAACTCCCATAAATTTGCGTTAGATTCCGAAATTACACCGTTAATTTGACCATCAGGTGACTCAGGAGATATATTGAAATTTTCACCGAAAATAGCCCTAACTTCTGAATTCAGTTCCTCCAGAAGTAGGTCCAGCCTTTTTCTTTCAAATCCTGTTTGCGAAACACCGTAACTAGGCATTGAGAGTCACCTTTTCGTTATCTATAACGCCGTAAATAGTTTCCGCTGAAAAAGAAACTGTTAATCTCCTGGTAGACTCCCCTTCATAATCCATGGAAAACTCTGTCAATCTGGACACTCCAGGCGTGTTAAGTATTTTAGATTTCAATATTGACTCTATATTAGCTAAGTTCGCAGGCTTTGTAAATATTTGCTGGAAATAAGGAGTACCCGCTTGTAGGTCTAAGAACCATTCTTCCAAGTAAAATTGCAATCTAGTCCTAACGTGTTGTACCGTTTCAGCTCCGTCCCCAACTAACTTTATTTGACCTTTGTCTATAATTAAGTCGTTATTTTTATCTAGCGCTTTACCTATCATAATGGGAGTCCTGTATTTCCGTCTCCAGCAGTACCGCTGGAATGCTTGTGAGTATCGCTTATATCTTTACCATTAGAAGTAACTGTATCCCCTAACGTAGAACTACCTTGAACTTCTAAATTCCCAGTTACAGTCACATTACCATCCAGTGTCATAGAAGGTGAGGTAATGTTAACGTTACCTGTAACTTGAGCGTCTAGATTCCCCGTTACTGTTAAGTCGCAGTTTCCTTCTGCAGTGATATCTATGTTATTTTCAGAAAATATTTCTATATCTGAATTCTCTTTAAGTTTAATATAACTTGAGTCGTCGTCTTTCTTTAAAACTACGTTAGCGTTATCGTAGTTTGGAACCTTATTAGGGACGGAAGAAAGTCCGACAATTGCGATTGCATCAGATAACGAATGAAACCTTCTAGCTCCTGGTTTTTTAGTTCCTCCTTTAAGGTGCCAATTATCTATAGATCTTTCGGAAAACATTAGGAGGCATTCGTCTCCTTCAGCTATAGGGAAAGTTAAAGAAAATCCTCCGCCTCTAGGATAAACGATAGGAACGTTAATAAGTATAGGTAAATCCACTGGAGTTAGTATTTCTATATCCTGTAAAGTAGATTTAAATATTCGCTTTATAGCAGGCTGCACACTGACCGTCTGATCTACAGAATTAAAACTCTGAATAATCCCAGGCATTGCGGTATGTAAATCCTTGAGTCTATTTTCTATTCCTTTCTTAATAGTGGAAGATAACGAAGCTAAGTTGGAACTCTTGTCGCCCATTAAATTATCCTACCTTTAACTGAGGAAAGCCAGTCGCCTTCTCTGGAGTCACCTTTGAACGTGACTTCTTGGATTTTGTAAGTGCCTTCGGCGGTAGTCCTAGGTATTTCTCTAAAGAATAAATTACCTAGTTGTATCTCGGCATTTACCGATTCTATTTTAAACGCTCTATTAGGCAGCATCCTAGGATTTAGCAGCGTAGTCACGTCAGCTCCTATCTCAGTTACCGTAGGTGAACCTATCATACCTGTAGCTGCATTAACCAATACTGCTTCGTTAGATTGTAATGGTTCTTCTATGGGGACTATTACCATTTCGCCATCTTGAATGCTCCAGTTGAAACCGTACTCGTCTGCAAAATTATCTAGGATATCCTTGGAAGATCCTGATAATGTTTGCCCTCTAAGTTTATCAGCTACTTGAGGTAATCCGTTAATTACTCCTAAGGATACTTCTTCAAATGTCTTAAGCACTTCTAATATAGCGGAACTTATGGAAACGTTTTCGGTGAACGTCTTATTGAAAGTCGCATTCTGCCAGTCTTTTTCTCCGTCTCCCGCATATATAGTTACTATCCTGTCGGTTCCTATTTTAGTTTGATATACGTTTCTTATTTCCCCTTTGAACAATAATCTTAAATTGGACTCATAACCTGCATTGAGAACAATCTTAGTAAATTTCTTTTGTAGTAAACTAAGCGTATCCGAATTAGGATTATATATTTGGATCCTAGCTAAATTAGGAAAGCTGAGCACACTCTTGGTTATCTCAAATATAATTCTAAGCTGACTTACAACTTTATAACTTCCTGTAGTAGGAAGTATTGTTAAATCGTAAGCTCTTTTATACTGTCTAGCCATTTCCTATTTCTTCTTCAGTTAGTATTACCAATTTAGAAATAGTACCTAGGCCGGAAGAACCTGGGTCCTGGTTAGTTTTATTCAAATTTACCACGTACGCGTTACTTATAGGGAGACTATGCTGCTTAAATATGTCTACTCCGCTTAGAAGAGGGACTCCCGAGATAACAGGACTTCCCTCTATAGATAATGACATAGCCCATATACCTGTCCTAGAGTTTAGTACGACTCTAATATCGTAAGCTTGTTGCTCTATGGTCACTGAGAATAATTGTTCCGGACTAGAATTTAAAGGAATTTCTATCATGACCCCACCCAATCGATAATTGATTTTAATACGGAAGTATTGGTAGACTCGTCTGGAGTAACCGGCTCTTGTCTTCCTTTTTTATCTGCGGAAGTACCTTGTTCCCTCGCGCTACCTTCTTGTAACTGAGCTGAAGTTAACGTAACTATTTCAGATTCAGTGATTAATATTTCTTCAAGATCTATAATCATATTGACAATTCTAGACGAGTTGGCGTCTTGAGAAGTATTAATTCTAGTTATTATCATATTACTATATAACTTTAACTTAGTCTGAACTTCTATGGGTTCTCTAGCTTCAGCCAGTTTAACCATTGCATTGTAGGCCGCATTACTCCTAGTGATATTGGTGGAAGTAGAAGTTCCAAACAGGCCTGTAGTTAAATCCACTATTTCTCCCAGTACTGCCGACCCAAGAGGGGTATCAGTAACTTCTGCAATTATGTTCAGCTTCTTAGGTTCTACAATAGCGTGATCCGAAATATTAGCGCCTAATTCCACCGGATTCCTAGTTAAACTAATTTCGTCATTGTGAGTTTCTCTGATAACAGCATCAAGTTGTATGCCTCCTAGAGTTTTCTTAGTTCTTATAAATAAATTTTCAAAAGCCATTATTGATCCACCGCGCTGTCTAAATCTTGAGTGGCCTGCTGGAACTTATTATAAACAGACTCAGCTATCCTATCTGCGGAGTCTATGCCTCCTTGAATTACTATTTCTATTTTATCAACTATCGTAGATGCGGTACTGCTCATCTTATTACCTAACTCAGGTATAGCTCCTCCGCCTCCTACATTAACTAATCCCAGGGCGTCGAGTATAAAAGCGTCGCTAGTAATTCCCTTAAGGGTGTCTAAAAAATTACCGTCGCTAAATAACTTAATTATCTTAGACCATCCGTCAAATATCATAGTTGTTAAGTCTGCCATGGTAGCAAACACTGCGGCGACTACCCTTAATTCACTTGCCCATTTAGGGTACTTTTCTATCATACTTCCTATGAAACTGTCGCCTCCTTCAAAAAACGTCTTGGCGTCTCCTGCTAAAAGGGCTATTGCGGCTATTCCGGCTGCAATTAAGGCAGGTATTAAAAAGGCGGCTGCATTTAACGCTAATGTCGCTAGCGTAGCTCCTCTCAGAACGCCAATTAAACCGGTCAATAGGGTAACTAATTTATAAGCCACGAACGCTCCTACAGCTATGGTCAGAAGCTTAAACGCCATGGTTAATTTATCTATCCATTGCGGGATATTAGATTCTATTAAATTCTTATTTACTTTCCACCATTCGGTAAATGAACTCACCAATTCATTTAGTATAGGTGCGAAGGTTCTAGTTAGAACTCTAGCTACTTGTTTAATGACTGCCCACAAGTCCACTAGAGAGTCTTGGAATTCCTCGGCGATAGCTGCATCTTCAGAAGTTGTTATGCCTAATAATGCAGCCTCTTTGGTCAACTCGCCAATGGCGTCAGGACCTTGCTGTAATAAGCGTATGGAACCTCTTAATCCTAACTTACCTGCTAGCTCGATTTGCCTAGCTTTATCTAGACCTTGAAATCTTTGAGAAACTTCTAACAATAAGTCGCTAGCGGGTTTGAGCTTCCCCTTGACGTCAGTAGCCGAAATACCTAGTACGCCAAATGCTTCTACGCCACTGCCGACTCCTCTTGCAGCTTCAGCGGCTCGTATGGATAAATCCCTTAGGGAGCTAGTCATTTCTTCGGTGCTCCCTCCCGCTCGTTGTTGAGCAAATTGAAGAGCTGAAATGTTTTCTACTGTTTCCCCTATTTCATTAGCTAATTTACCTTGCTCGTCACTGGCTCTAGTCGAGGCAATTGTCATTCCAGTTATCGCAGTCGCTCCAGCTGCCGCTGCCTTAACTAAAGAAGCTATAATGTTAGTAGTTTTCTTTATGTCATCTTTAAACTGTTTGACTTCTTTAGGATCGTATTCAAAACCTAAAGCTACTAATAATTCATCGAGTATCATTTATTAGGACCTTTAGGTTTCATATGAATTTTAATATCCAACAGTTCGTTCATCATAGCTACGTCTTCTATAGAGTATGTTCCATCTTGTAGTTGAGATAAAGTACACATAGGAGGTTCCGACAATACCGGCCTATGTAAAAAAGCTTCCACATTAGGGAACATACTTCGATCTACAGACTCTCCTTTACTTTGACCAGTAGGTTTTCTGCCCACTGGCCTTTCAAAAAATTTCCGTAATTCACCTGCAACACAAATAGAAATACTTTATATATTTCTAGTAGATCGTCAGCCGAAAAAACTTCATTGAATGAAGTAGAGGTAATTCTCCTAGCGGATCCCCCTGGATCACCCACTGCCACTCCTTCTATGGAAAGCTTAATGAGCGCCATTATTTCGTCTGGGGAGCTAGATTCGAAAAGCGAATTTAAGCTGTCTGAAATTACAGACATCTCTTCGTTTTCTGAGGATTTAGATTTTTTAGTTATATTACCTAAGTTAGCGAGCTTAGCTAATGAGGCTCCAAACGTCTTAGTTAGTTTGAACTTCATTAACATAGCTTTATCAGCAGGCCACTGAGTTACGCTATATTCTTTTTCGCCTATTACTTTTGATTCTGTACGACAAGCCATTGCAAACTCCCGGAAGTTTACCGGCCTATTGCAGTTAGGATCCTAGGGAGGCTACTTAGAATAGGCCGGGATCATCTAAATAGCGAGTCCTCCCTAGGAAAACATTAGGCTCCCGCGTGAAGCAAGTCTAGCCTTTCAACTCTTACTGCCCACTCTTGCGAATTAACATTTTCGCCTCGAGTCATGTCGGCAGGACGTTTAATATAACCTTGAGTACCTGACCCAAAGTCATTACCTTTAACGTCTTTCATTTGAATAAATATAGGAACAAACGCTCCGTTCTCCTGAGCACTTATTAAGCCTGAGAGATAAGCGTTTGAATCGGAAGTTTGCATCAACCTGAAGGTAGCGTCGCCTCTGCGATCAGCAGTAACCGACACGCTCATTTCTCCGTCAACGCCTACTTTGTCAGTGGCCGAATCGTTAACTCTAGCTAAGGAAATAGCATCGTCACCTTCATCAAACCCTGAGATCTCCACGCCATTAACTAGGAGAATTATATCTAAAAAGCTATATTGTTTCATGGTGTTTCCTCTTATCGCTCAAATATACCATTAATTTGAACAGCATGGATTGCCCCGGCGCCTATCACTATAAAGCTAAGCCCTGGATAATTTCTAGCTTCCTTATTGGATTGATCTACTTGAGCTACGGGAACTAGAGTAGTTTTATAACCTGTAGCTAAGAATTCTCCGTCAATGGTAGTTCCGGGAGCTATTAGGCCGTTCCTTACCGCTTCGTCTAACGCTTTGATTACTTGCTGTTCAATAGCGGCTATACCTTTGTCATTATAAGGAACCTTGGTCGTTCTAGTTAATACGTATCCAAATACATTGGTCTGTATTGCGTTCTCTAACCAGTCTACGCCATGGACTTCGTCCAAGAATACGCCATTGGCCATCTTAGATTCAGAGAACATAGGGCTAGCGCCAACTACAATTAGGGCATTTCCGTTTTTAGAATTTAAAACAGCTAGCTCACTTTGAGTTAGGTTCTCATTTGTAATTCCAGGTAACTGTTTGAATTTGAGAGTAATTGTACTATCAGGCCGGCTAAAGTTAACTGTGAATGCTCTACCTGCCAAACTGGCCGAAGGATACTGAGTAGGATACGAACTGTACGTACTTATTGTTCTGCGATAATTAGCATCTTGTAACGTGGACATAATGTCGTTAGTAGTTACTGAGTCTAATACGTCTAAATCATTTGAAGTATTAAAGAACACTTTTACGCGAGCTTCACAGAATGCAGCAGCGGCGACAACAGCGTCTTCAGAGTTAATCTGAACTCCGTCGCGCACTTCCTTGGTAAATTGTAATCCATACCAATCCGGATCTACGTTTTGTATGGCGGTTAAGCTAGCAGTTATAGTTTCTGCTGCAATACCGTCAGTTTTAGTTCCTTCCCCTTGCCGCATTTGCAATAAGGAAGAAATGTCAGTTCCGGAACCTACTGGCGTTAAGAAAGTAATTAAAGACGCAACTCCGGTAGTTCCGCTATTTATAAAGAATCTAGTTCCGTCGTGAGTACATGTCGCCAGTGTAAATCCACCTGTCGCCACTGCCTGTAGTGCGTCTTCTATAGTGTTAGCGACTTCGTCCATGGTAGTATGTGAGCTAAAATCTAAAGCTGTGATATCTTCAGCAGTAGCGCCGTCTATGCCAATTGTTAACGTGCCGTCGGAAATAGCGGCGAATAAAGCTAAATTAGCAGTAGTATCGGATACTGCTCCTCCTCGTAGCTGAGCTCCTTGTGCCGTTGGGAATCGACTAGAAACTTTTAAAGAGGTAGGTTTAGGTTGTTGACTAAAGTAAGCAGTAGCCGCCGCAACGACTTCTGAATCAGCAGGCCAATCGGCAGTTACTCCGTCTAAATTAATGTAAGAACGAATTCTTTCAGCAATCCCAACAACACCTGTTTCCGCAGTGACGATGTTAAGAGTACCAAAACCCGCTCTCGCTGGGAAGTTAGCGCCGATGGCAATACTAACATTGACCACACTAGAAACTGGAATTGTCATGTTATTGTACCTCAATATTTGAGTTATAAATTAAGCCTCGAAATTGATATACAGCCGACATATCTACAGATAGTATCGAGTTAACTATATCGGCATCAGTTCCTACAGCACTTAGCACAATGTCAAATTGTGATCTTTCTTCCCAGCCATGTTGAAAAGGCTCGGAAATTTCCCTAACTTCAGAAGCTCGTGTATAAGCTAATCCTGAAGCCGAAAACAGTTCTTGTATTGACTCTCTAATTAACCCTATTCTAACTTTACGAGCGTTATCGATAGCTTCATCTCGATAAAAAGAAACTGACATCATTATTTCTCTCATACCCGTTATAGTCTCAGTTAAGTCAGAGTCTCCTGAGTTATCTTCAAAAGTCCTTTGCTCCCAACCTACCCTGTTATCACTTATAAAGTCAATATCGGCATATGGAACGCTAGGCCTAGGAGCACCTTTCTGCTTAGCTTTAATTGTGTACCCTGGAGAAGCTAAAAGCAAGTTGACTACGTCTCTTAAGAGTTTATTTATAGCAGATTCAAGAACCATCTCTAACCCCATAAGCAGGAGTATGACCGAAAGTAGACCAATCCGCTAGTTGAATTATTTTATATCTATAAGTTTTAAATATAACTATATCAGCAGGAATTTCATTATCGTCATCGACAGTTCTTAGAAACCTTTTAGATATAAATAACATTACATCTTTATCTCTTTCACCTTCAGGTAAAACTTCTAATTGTTTAGGAGTAGGTTGTTGAGGGCTAACCAATGTATTGAAAGTGGAGGTAGTTCCAGCTACGTATAACCCGTCTACAAAACTACCAGGAGCAGTTCTCTCTACTTGGACCTTAATGCAAGTATCTGAATCTAACGCTTCTGATACGTTTATAGGCATTATTCTCCCACCTCATAAATAATAGATTGACGTAAATGGCCAGTGTCTACCAGAGGATTCCCGTCTCTTGAAACTAAGGCTGGATCTTTCAAATCTGTAATCTTTTCCCTAACGTCAGTTTGAACTTGCAATCCTAATAATCCTAGCGCTTCTTTCTTTGTTATCTCGCCTCTTACTATCTTTCTAGCTAATTTCCTAAATAATCTTTTGTAGGGTCTTCGCTGCTCTTGAACAGTAGATCTTAAGAAGCTACGTTGAGGTACGTTCCTAGAAGGAGATCCAAATTCATGTACCGCACCTACCATTATAACTGAAGTTCCGTCAGGGTAATCGTTGGAATCTTTAGGAAGCCCTACTTTAACAGAATCGGGTCCACTCATAGACTTGTTTATTTTCTCAAGTTCTTTGATGGCTTTGTCCGGAGACTTTACGATTCTAGTTTTAGATTTCATAAGCAATTAGCTACCAGCACTCCCACAAAACAAGTATTACGGATTATTAGGAATTGTTGACCGTATGAAGTTCCCATATAGAAATCGTCTTGGTCTGATCTATCTTTAGCTACTACGGATTTACCTACTGAAACTCCACCCGCCGATTTAGAAGTTACCGCTCCGACACTAGCAGCTGAGTCACCTAATTCGGTTTTAGTTCCTGAAGCTAGTAAATGAGCCGCTAAATATGCTTGCGCTTTGTCGTATTTACCACACCATCTTGATTCTGCAGTTCCTAAATCTTCTTGTGCATCGTCTAAAAATAGTTGAACTCTTGCATCAGTATACTCAGTATCGTCTGCAAATTCCGGGAATCTAATTCTAAACGTCGCTAGATTAACTGACATAATATTAACCTTTCATAAACACGGAAGCTATTAAAGTTATGACTCCTGTAAAAATCGCAGAAGAAGCCGCTGCTATCCAAGCGATAACTTTACCGCTAGTTCCCGTCCTACCTATATTTTCAGATTGCCAATTCTCTATCTTGCGGATCCTATCCTCATGTTTATCGATTCTGTCTCCATAACGTTTAAGCACTTCGTTATGGTTATTGACCTTTTCTTCTAATCTGACTACTTCCGATAATTTTATTTCAATATTGGAAAGCCTTTCCGAAATAGAATCTAAAGCTTTCCATAATCTAGCTACTGATATCTCGTCCATACTATGGCTCACATCTTTACCATTAATATTAGAATTAGGACCCATTAAAGCTTCCTCTTAGTTTATATTTTCTAATTATTCCTATATTTAAGAGTAATTAGAAAAGAGCCTCCGAAGAGGCTACTTAGTTACGACTTGGCTTTAGGAGCTTCTACTTTAGGAGCTTCTACTTTAGGAGCTGATGCCTTCTTAAGGTTTTCAAGTTCTAACTTAGCCGTTTCGGCTTCGGTCTGAGCTTTCTCAAGTTCGGCTTTCAGCTTGTCGTTCTCCATATTAGCTTTTGCCGCTTCTTCAGTTGCTTTCTTAGCTTCTTCTTTGAGCTTAGCGACAGGTTCAACCTTAGATTTAACTTTAGTGTCAGGTTCATGGTCTAACTCCATATCATCGATACGAGATCCGAAATCTATGTGACCTGCCTTTTTAAGACCTGCTACATACGGATCGACAGTTTTACCGTCAACAAAGCATTTCCAGTGTTCGTCAGGAACTACATTAAAACCAGGAGCAAGGCGCACTAATGCGCGATGCCCTTCTGTAGTCATAACTTTAAGGTTGTACTGACGAGCAGTACGATTTAATACCCCGGCCATAATTTAAATCCCCGTTGCGATAGCTAATGAAAGCGGATAGTAGATGTTTAAGCCTGACAAGCGCGCACGACCTGGGATTACAAACTCTAAATTCTTTTGTTGTACTGGAAGCATTTCCAATTCAACTGGAATTTCTAGTTGCAACTTATCAGGGTTACGATCGTAAGCAACCATAGCATCTGAAGCTAACTCTGGATTGTTAGTAGACATACACTCGTTTAACGGAATGATATCTGCAGTGCTATTCAAGTAAGGGCTGTTCATAGCCAAGTACTGACCAATAGTAGTATCGCTATTGGAAGAACGAGGAGTAGACATAATATAAGACCACTGAGCAGGAGGAAGGAGTAAAGTATTACCCATTTCTACCATTGCAGTAGTTTCAAAAATATCTGCGAACAAATCGTTTACGTCAAATAAGATCTGATCAGGAGTTTTATTAACCCATGTAGTTCCTGAACCGGGGTTAACTACTGCGCCTGAAGGAATATTAGGATTACTAAACAAACCTGGAAGATTTGACTCATCGTCACCGAAAAACGCTACGTCATTAATTACTTGCTCAATAGAGCGACGAGCAGCATTAGCACGACGTTGATCCAAAGCCGTACCAGTCAACTGAGAAGCTTGAATCTCATCTAAACTATAACCATAAGAAATACCGACTGAACGAACAGGAATAGAAGTTTCTTTACCTGCTACGTCAGCACGAGGTAAATCGTCAGCGTAAGCGTTGATAATTCTAGCAGCACCCACTTGATCGTATGTGCGATAAGTGATAGAGGTAATACCTGGACCGCCTTCGTTACTAACAGGGAACAAAGAACGAGCTTTAAGTTCTGCATATTTAACATCGTAACTTTTTGCTTTAATAAGCTCAAGTTGACGTTGAAAAAATACAGCACCGTCAGCATCCATAATACCGTTATGTAGCGCTAGGCTAATGGCGGTATCTAAATTTACCTGCTTAGATTTAGGACCATAGGTATGGACAGCATTGAAACCGTCCATTACCAAACTTGACCCATCTCGCAATTTAATTGTTTTCATTATGAGTCTCCTATTAAGATCCGGCGGTAGTGGCTTCAGATTCAAGACGAATAACAGCTAGCTCACCAGCAGCTGCTGTAGTCTCCCAAGTCGCACCATCTAGTTGAGTTTCACCAGCGCCAGCGGCACCAGAGTCCAATACGCCAGTATCGTCGACGTAGTTTACCGAGTCACCAGGGGCGCAACCAGTAGGGCAAACTGCCCAGATATAACCCTTACGCATTACAGCACAAGTTTCATATTGGTCGTATTTAATAGCGCCTGTATTAGCTACGCCTTCACGAGCTAAATCACGAACAGTGATACCGATAAAAGCAGTAGCGCCAGCTAAGTCACACTCTTTATCAGCGTCGGTTCCGCGTTGTACAGCAACACCGAAACCAATTCCAGCAGCGGGTTCTGCGATTAATGAGACGACGTCTTTAGGAGCCTGAGCATAAATTAGACCCGCGTAAGCTATCGCTTGATTGATCGCATATGTAGTTTGAGCGCTCATTATGAGTTACCTCCAGTTTTCCATGCATTACGAGAATCTGCCATATGCTTTTCACGAGCGATAACATGAGCAGGGCGATCGTCCTCACCTTCGTCTTTCTGAGTCACTTGCTTAGTAAATGAATCATCCAGATTATGTTGAGAATTGGTATCTACGGATTCTAAGAGCATGTCGAAACGCGCCTTGATGTAATCCGAAGAAACTGAATCCAATTGCACGTTTGAACACTTAAGAGCTACAACTTCTTTCATCAAAGCTGTTTCATCTTTACCGTCAACTACGATTTCAGGGCATACTTTTTTAACAGAGTCAACAACTTTAATTCTGTCGGATACCATTTTATCGATTACTTTTGCACTTGGGATTTTAGACTTAGCGTCGTCAAGTTTCGCTTTCAAAGAATCTTCTTCTTTCTTGGCCTTCTCTTCAGCCTCCTCAGCTTCGTCTTCTTTCTTTTTCAACTCTTCGTCTTTTTCTTTGGTTTCTTCTTCGGCATCGTTCAAGCGGACTTGCAGTTTTCCAACAGCCTGAGCAGCTTGATCTGACACTTCGAAATCTACCCCATCAATTGTGATTTTAGCCATTGTGACTTCTCCACATATAGGTGAGTTATCGGCCACTCGACAGGAAGGTCCTGCGCGACCACGTTCAACAATCGCAATATGATTGCCCTTAATGTTCCTCTGAACCGCGTCATACTGCTCGCCTTCCGGAGTAACTCCTGGAGTCCAGTCTATATCCGCTGTGTAACCGTTGGATAATTCAACTTTTCCGGACTCTATATTTGCAATGGCTTCTGCGTCAGTAATGTTTAACATCGCTTGCACAAAGTCGCCATCTTGACTTATATCTGGACCTGACATTCCTACTACATACTGTTTAGAGTTTGTAGTGTTAACTAATTCAGGAGGATGATTATTAGTAATAGGTTTACTAGAAAATGATTTAAGAGAAATATCTGAGAATACTTCTGCTGGAGAGCGATAAACTCTAACTATATCAGTAGGCTCTTTATCGCTCAAGCCCATTTCTCCGGCATAATATTCCTGAATACCCGATCTAGAAATTCTAGCAGGTACTCTTAAAAAACCTTCGTCAGTGTACTCGCGCTCACTGGTAATTTGTTGTCGGTCTTTTAAAAACATTAACAGAACCCTTTTGTTTGATCTAATATTAAATCAAGTTCTCAACAAAAACAACTTTTGAACTGAATTAGTAATAGATTTAAAATTTAATTATAGGTTGCGCAACACACCTACACTGAATGTCCTGTCCCGGATGACCTGTATCTGCAGGAGGTTTGTCCCATCTAAATACTTTACCGTTCTTACTATCGTGATCAGGACGCACTCTTCCGTCACCCGCTGTGCGCCATATGTATTCTTCTATTCCTAAATTCTGTTGTCGCTTTTGATTGAGAGCTGAGTTTAATTTGGAGCTTTGATCTCTAGCTATAAGTTTAGCTCTTTTAGTCGTGGACTTATTTAAGTCTTTAATCTGTTTAATCATAGACTGAGAGTTACGCCCTTGTGTAGTGCCTGTGAATACTATCGACTCTATCTTCTTAAAGTATTCCTCCGGTATAGATTTAATCAAAGAAATATTTTCACGAGTCGTAGCTACAAGTACGTCTTCTAAGTCTTCTCGCTGAACTATAGACTGTAAGTCGACGCCTACCGCTTGTTGCATTGCTGAGTAGAATCTTTTCTTATTAACTTGATCTGAACCGGTCACGAAACTATTAGAAACTATCGCAGCTTGACGCCCTATATTCTCGTAACTCATCCTCATCCTGTTAAACGTTTCCTCTAACGTCTTAGCGTATCCGTCAGTAACGTACTCAGACTGTAGAGCTTTTAGTATCGGTATTAAATTAGAAGCCGTAGTATCTTTTAGACTACCGACTAATGCATCTAACTCTTTACGATATTTTATTTCCTCAGCTCTAGAGTTTCGGGTCGGCCTTACTAGTTTCTTCTTTTCCTTCCGATGTTTCCTGTTCATTTCCAATTTCAGTTTCGTCGGTATCGGGTTCATCGTCGGCCTCGTTTTCGTATTGCTCTAACTCTAAAATATCTTTGTCGGTAATGTTAGTATACACGCCTTTTTGTTGCAAGTCTTTAGCAATAGCGCTTTCTTTAACAACTCCCATCGCTACGTAGTTAGTATCGCGAGTAGAGTTGTTCATGTCGACTTCGGACTGCTCTTTAGGTGTCATTTGGAATAAAGATTTAAACTCGTACTCGTAATCTTCTTCAGGATTAAGTCCCAGACTAAGCACCATTATTTGGTCGAAGTAATCTAACTTAGACTTGTATTTAGACTTTTGCTTACTTCTAATCATGTCGTAATAATTTTTAAGATCACCTTCCCCAGTAGCGTTGAGTCCCGTAGCCGAAGTACCTAAGAGCCTGGTAGCTGGAATATCTGTAGCGGCTGCTAAAAACTTAGCAAAACGGTCTAAAAGATCAGGCAATCCTGCAAAGGAATTAGTTTTAGTCTGAAAGTCTTCCTCATTATCTAACAACATCATATTATTAAAAGACTTCATCATACCCGCTAATGTAAATCTTTTACGAAGAAGAGACTCACCTTCAGGGCTTTGTAAGTATCCCATTAATCCCTTAACTTTAACAATGTCTACATTACTCTCATAAACCATGCTCGCAGCGCCGTCAGCCGTAGTATTAAAGTTAGTAATGGCTTCGTAAAGTCTGTCTAGGACAGAATCACTAAAGTAGTTATTTTTACGGAACTCATCAAAAGGTAACGGGATTGCATCGAAACGAATAACTCGGCTATGGTGTATAACTATACTGGTTTCATTAAACCTATAAAACTCAGGATACCCATAATTGATATTAAGGGGATCACCTATTGGTTGTTGTCCGGCGTGATTAATACGATGTCTGTCTACCACTTTAATATGACGAAGACCTCCTTTCTTTATCTTTTTAAGATCTAAAGGTTTATCCGGAGTTTGCCCATCATCTATTGACATTACTATGAAAGAAGTGCCATATAACCTCGCCCATTTATCAGCTAACTCGAAAGAATTAGTTAACTCTATGCGCTCCTCCTCTTCTTCTAATTTCTTAATTACTTTAGGATCTATATCTCCTGTAAACTCTCTCCACTCACGAGTCATATCTTCAGGCACAATGTCAACTACTTTACCCGCTAGCCAATCAGTCCGGTAAAGAGCATTTAACTCCTCTTCATTACCTTGAGCAGAAAGCCTCTTAGTATTTACGAATTTGGAGTTAGCTCTTTTATCTTGAGCAGTACCTAACTGAGCTACTAAATTTTCTAAGGAATCTTTAAGCTTAGATTGTTCATCCGATAAGATGGTAGCTTCTTGAACATGTTTATCATTCATAATCTTATCTCGCCTTCGGTATACTGGGTATCCGAGAAATCCTGCCATCCTGTTTCTAATCGAGGATAAGGTTCTGTAATTCTATCGTAATTGTCTCTTAAGCTGCTCATAATGTTTCCTCTAAATGGCGTTTGAATTATATAACATTTGCTCGAATACAATCAGGTCTTCCACTGCATCCATCGTCGGATCTATTTGATCGTCATGCTTATGGGTCATTAATGGAGTAAATTTACGGAACTCCTCCTTGTAATCATGCACAAAATCTGAGTCTTTTGGTAGGTGTATGTATCCGCTGGCGAAATATTTAACCACACCCATTGCTCTTAAAACTTTGTCAGTGTTACGTTGTATAGGTTCTACAGGTATTAAGTAGTCCTTCTTTATAGATTGTATAAGGGAACTACCGGAGCTCTTGTCTTCTATTTTAACAACTTGAGCTCCCAATGGTTTATACATAGTAGGTTTATGTTTGTTCCAGAACTCTACCATTTTAGATTCTAACTCGGGAGCTTCCCATTTACCTCTCACTTGATCTACCAAATAAATACCACTGGACATTGAGCGTGCCCAACATTGAAATACACTAAAGTCGTTTCTTTCTCCTGTCTTCTGCGCAGTATCTCCGAATATCCGTATCATGTCTATATCG